AAGTGCAACTGGTAACGTTAATGATTTATTGGCCATGAAAGGATTTGTATATCGAACAAGTCGAGCAGTTGGAAGTTCCACACTGCCACCGCCAGGCGGTATTGTATCATAACATATTTATATAAAACGGAACATAATGGATAAAATAACAGTTTTATTTCCAGGAGGATTTAAACCATTAACGGGAGCTCATTTAGCATTAGCTCAACGGTATGCCGAATCTCTACAAGTAGGTCAAGTAATATTACTTATAGGACCTCAACCTAGAGAAGGAATTACACGAGAACAAAGCATTGAAATGTTTAACTTGCTCAATGATAATCCGGACATACGAATTCAACCCACTGAATTCAATTCGCCAATCATGGCAGCGTACGAATATTTGTTTGAACTTCCATCAGATGCTAAAGGTCGTTATGCAATGGCTGCATCTACAAAAGGCGATGATTATGTTAGAGCAAAAGCATTTGTTCCTAATGTAGACAAATATGCAACTATTGGTGATAAAAAAGGACGCAAAATTCCAATGGGCGTTGATGCAACCGAATTAAGTATTGATGTAGATCCAGAAACATATGCAGATGGTACGCCTATATCAGCAACCATCGTACGCAAAGCTATTACAGATCGCAATTATGAAACATTTCGTGCATCATATCCGCAATATAAAGATGCTCTAGTAAAAAATGCATGGCAAATTGTAACCGGTTTGCAAGAAGCATTATTTACGTCGACGTGGTGGACTAAACAATTGCAAGAAGATGTAGATGAAGTAATTGAAGCAGTAATGAATACTTCAGAACGTAATCGACATAACAAAAAAATAAACAAACTAAGATCATACTTAGATTCACATCAAGAACGTTCTTTTGTATATGATTTTAATAAATTTCCAAAAACAGTATACGGAGCAATTTTAACCGAAGGTGGTGCTGCAGGACACATGGCACATCCATGGGATGATCATGGTTTAACGTTTAGCGATGTCAAAGAAATTATATCTCGTGCATTAGAAGGCCGGTTAGATATTGAACAAGCAGTAACAGAAAAAACCGACGGGCAAAACATTCAAGTAACTTGGAAAAACGGACAAATTGGATTTGCACGAAATAAAGGTACTGTTATCACGCCAATGTCAGTTCAACAAATACAAGATAAGTTTGGAGGACGTGGGCCAATATCAGATGCATTTGGAAATGCTGCAGAAGATTTAGCTGAAGCATTTAGTCGCGTACCGCAAGATAAACTCAATCAAATTTTTAAGAATGGTCGAGTATTTGCAAACATGGAAATTATCTATCCGGCTACAAAAAATGTTATTTCATATGAAGTTGCAGTGTTACAATTTCACAATTTAATAGAATATGATGAACAAGGTAATCAAGTAGAAACAGATCTATCAGGCGGCGGCACTTTGCAAGGTATTATTCAAGATGCTAATGCACATCTTCAAAAAACATTTTCATTTATTCCTCCGCAGCGAATCAAGATAGGTAAAATTTCTGATTTTGAAGATCAACAAGCAGCATTTTTTAATGAAGTTGCACAATTACAAAATCGTTACGGTCTTAAAGATACTGATCGATTAACTGAGTATCATCGAGCTTGGTGGTCAGATGTTATTAAAACACAAGCAAATAAAATAGGATATGATATTCCGGAAACTGTATTAAATGCATTGATATATCGTTGGGCATTTTTTGATAAATCAGAAAGCATGACCACACTTAAAAAGCAAATTGCAAATGCAGAATTTTTAAATTGGGTGCAAGAATTTGATAAAAATGAATTTAAACGTTACTACAAACAAAACATGGAACCATTTGAAACATTGTTTTTACGTTTAGGTGCAGTGGCATTAAAAAATGCAGAAAATTTCTTAGCAGCAAATCCATCAAAAACGGTACAAGAAATTAAACAAGAATTAGCACAACTTATTCAAGAACTTCAAAATAATCCAAATCCGCAGACAGTTGCAAAATTAGAATTAGAACTTAAACGCATTGAACGATTGGGAGGATTTGATGCAATTGTTCCATCTGAAGGAGTAGTTTTTACGTATGGCGGAAATACATACAAATTAACCGGAGCATTCGCACCTGTTAATCAGATACTAGGAGTATTGAAATACGCACGTTGATATATTTATATTAAAATTGGAATTTAATCATGGCTGAACGACACAAAAGCAAATATAAAAAACCAGAAAATGCAAAACCAACTCGTCGCAAAGATATTAAAGATTATACGCACGATGATAAGGCAGGAGCATTGAATCCATATTCTACAGGAAAACGTCAAGAAAAAGTTGCTAGAAAAACAGACAAACCAATTCAAGATGATGGAAAAATGTTTCCTAAATATACTGAAAAAGATCGACTATATAAAAAGCTTGAAGATGGTGATTACGATCCAAAACATGCAATGAATGTTTTACGTAAACGTCAAGAAACAGATACTGATGAATATTTTGATACTCGCGAAAAAATTGACCATGGAGTAACAACATCAGAATTAGATGAACGAATTAAACGATTATCGCCAAAACAACGAGAACAGTTGGTTAGAGAATACTTACGTAGAAAAATTGCTAAAGTATTGCGAGAGCAAGGAGAACCACCTGCACCTGCAGATGAAGAAAAACCAGAAGATGATGCTGCAACACCAGGTGCAACTCCACCATCATCAGGAGGAGGAGCTACACCAGGAGAAGCTACACCACCAACGCCACCACCACCGCCACCAACACCGGGAGGAGCAGGAGGAGCCACACCACCAACACCTGCACCAGGAGGAGCGGGTGGCGCAGCACCATCAGCACCAACACCTGGAGGAACGGACGGAGCGGCACCTAAGGAAAAATCACCTGAGGAAAAAGAAGCAGAAAAAATTGTTACCGTAAAAAAATGGTTAGAATTTTTAAAAACTAAACAAGAAAAAGGACCTAATACGTTAATAACAACTGCTATTGCTCCATTGTCTACGATGATTCAAAAATTAAGTCCTAAAGATGCTGCTGCTGCTAAAAAATTAGCAATTCGCCAAATCAGAAACATAACAATTGAAACTCCGTCGGAAGACGAATAATACTTAAAATTAATAAAGTTATATGTCAAAAAAGTTACAAAACATTAAAGCTGTTCAACAAATGTTGGATGGCACTCACAAGTTTCAAACTAAAAAAACAGTTGGATTTGCTGATGCAGAATCCAAAGGAAAACAATCTGAACATCGCGAAATTGGAGACGTATGGGAAGAAACTGATGCGCATGGAAATACGTATGTTGTAGAACAACGAGACGGTTTTCGAATTCGAAAAACAAAAAATTCTGAAATATTTCAGTCCGTGCGAGATGAATTACAATCATTTCCAAATTGTAGAAAAGATGTATGTACTTGTATTGGCACACATCAGTTAGATCAAAAAATGAGAAAAATCCACGGAATGTGTTTCGATTGTGTAATTGAAATGGAACATGAAATGAAAAAGGCAGGCACGTACGAAGAATATGAACAACAAAAAATTCGAGAAAATGCATTAGCTTGGTTACGAGATGCTGAACGCGATGTTAAATTGTTAAAACAAGCATATACACAAACACAACAATTTGTATCAAATTCAGATGGACAAGTAGAACATTGGACAGCAAAAATGTCTGCAGAAGAATTTGAAAATACCATACAACGACAATTTGATCAATTTAAAATAAAATTTTTAGCTAATTTAGACAGAAAAGAAAAACAAGATGAAAACAATTAAAAAATATTGGGCTGTTATTGTAGGAGCAATTTTAGCAGTTGTTGCTATTTTATTTGCAAAAGATAAAATCAACAAAAAGAAAGTATCAAAAATTGATAAAAAAATTGATGATAACAACCAACAAATAGATGTAATTCAAGGTAAAACTGAAGTAATTGATGATCAACGCAATGCAGTTAAACAAGACATTCAAGAAACTAAACAAGATATTGCAACATTACAAACTGCAAAAGAAAATATTCAACCTGCAGAATTACCGGTTGATCAAGCAAAACAAAACATTTTAAACAAAACACGTCGTGGACGAAAAACAAAAAAATAACATGAAACGATTATTAGTAGCATTATTATTTCCAGTATTTGCTGTTGCACAAACCACACCAGATACATGTTTTACTCAACAAGAAATTGTTGATATTTCATATACATTAGATTCATTGTATGCGGCAGATTCAATTAACAATGCAATGATTGAAACATTTAAAACATTAACAACGCAACAATCTGCATTGATTAAACTAGATTCTATACAGCTTGTATATAAAAATCAACAAATCAAATTGTTGCAAGAAAACGTAGATCTATACATACGCAGAGAACAATATCTTAAACCAAAATGGTATGATTCAAAAGGATT